TCTAGGGGGGTATTGCCATAACCACGAACTTATACAAGTATCATTTTATTACGAGATGCTTTTTAAGTAATATTATTAATGTTGTGTGCTGGGTGTAGCCAGCGCGCTACTTCGTGAGAACAAGAGTTAAATCGAACTTCAAGACCGGACATTCACATTATTTTGCTGCGAACTATGAGTGTAGTGCTATGAAAATTCCTAGGAGATATTTTAATAACCAAAACAAAACTAATTTATTTATTATATATATATTATACAGATTATTAATGAGGAAGCTATTAAAAATAAAAATTAAGAAAAAATTTTAAAAATAAAATATAAAAGAAAGTTTTAAAAGTTCAACAGTATAGCCCACAGTTAATTCCTGGGTTGTTGAAATTTAAAAGTATATGTATAGTTTTTATGAAACTACTTATTGTTCTATAGTAAGCGTAATGAACTTATTATAAAGGAGAAGTTGAGGAACATGCTCTGATAGATCAATATTTATTATTAGTAATTATGATTGCAATTATGATTAAATAACTAATCTACAAAACCTTGTTATTGAGGTATATCAATAGGTTCGCATTCCTCAAGTGCACTATAAGAATCAGATACAAATTATTAATTAAGAAGAGTTTTACTAATGAGTGCTATTAAGCCGTTATCATGTCAGAAGGTTTCTAAGACCTCAAAAGAAAAGAAACTTTACAGTAAAATTGATAAAATGATCGAGAGTTTTGTAGTTAAGAATAAAGAAAAGAATATTAAAGAGAAAAGATCAGCTAAACAAAATCGTAACAATTGTTATGTTGCTGAAGGTAAATTTAATAAAATTGATAAAGTGAATTATTGTGTTACAGATTGGTTAGATTATGACACTTGGCTTGAGCCAGCTATGACTGCTATAAATGAGGTTATTGCTGAAACGAATTCATTTGCAGTAGCCAATATTAGTGAGAAGTTACATCATAGAATAGGCCGCATTAGTTTCCCTCAATGGAGAGCTCTTTGTGTTATAGTTTTAAAAATGTACGATGATTTTGTTAAAAAGAACACATCTAAAGAGAATTTGGAAGAGACTACTATTGAAGAAGCAATAACTGAGATTGAATGGATTGAGAATCATACTTTTGATTTTGATGATACAACCGCTTGGGAAGAGTATGATAAACAATGGGATGTTGACAGAAAATGTCAAATAAGAAGAAATGTTCATAAATTGAATTGGAATCAGCCAGGGGTACTTTATAAAGCTGAAGGCATTTCAAGTTGGATGTTTGGAGATGTTGTTAAAGAATCTATTGATGAATTTGATGATAAAGCTCAAAATGCGATAAATAACTTGAGTGATAAAACGGATGATATTATCAACAAATTTAATCAATTGATTGGAAATGCAAGTGGAAAAGCAGATAAATTTTTGCTTAAAATACCTATAATTATATTTATTAGTTGGTGCGCATATAATATTGCAGTGACAAAAGAACCTAAATATGGAAAATTATTTACTATAGGTATAGGATTAAGTGGTTTAGCACTTGTCCCTGAGTTAAGAGAATATATATCAGCTTTCAGAGATGATGAAAATAAGCCAATGGCTGAAGTTTTGGATATAAGTAAAGTTTCTACTTTTATTGTAGCCATAACTTCATGGGTTCTTGTTAAAAGAGTTCCTGATAAAAACAAAATTGAAACAACACTTAAACAATGTGCTCTTTTTAAGAAGACATCTGAAGGTGTTGGTGATGTCATAAATTGGATTATCGATATAATGACACACATCTATAATTATCTTTTTGTTGATTTATTAGGTTTTGGTACTCCATTGCATTATGGTGTGCGAGAGCCGGTGATTGATGATTGGTGTAATAGTGTTATAGTATTATTGAAGAAACAAAGAGGAGGTCAACTTCCAATCAATAGTCTCAATAATGACAGATTATACAATTTGCATTTAAAAGGAGTGAGTATATATACTGAACACAAGAAATTGATGGACAATGTAAGGATAAGAAACACTATGATGCAATATTTAAGTATATTGAAGAAGATGATGATACCTTTTGAGCAAGCTAATATAAAAGGTATAGGACCAAGAATGGAACCTTTGACAATATTGATAAGAGGAGCACCTGGTGTTGGTAAGAGTAGAATGGTTATGCCATTGATTAACGATTTATTGGTTGGCGTACTTGAGAAGGAACAAATAACAGATTTTAAAACCAATTACATGGATTTTGTCTATAATAGAAATCCCGAAACAAAATTTTGGGATGGATATCGTGGGCAATTCTGTACTGTGTTTGATGATTTTGGAATGATTAGAGATTACTCTGGTCGTGAAGAGTCTGAATTTACAGATCTTATAAGAGGCTCAAATATGTTTCCATGTGTTTTACATATGGCAGATTTAGAAAGCAAAGGTCAAACAGTTTTTAATAGTAAGATTATTCTGTGTACAAGTAATTTTACACATATTTCAACTCAATCTTTACTTGATAGAGAAGCTTTGTTACGAAGGTTTGAATTTAATGTACAGATGTTTCCAAAGAGAGAATTCTCAGATCCTAAAAGATCAGGTGATATGATGCCTGGTTCAAGAAGATTAGATCTCAACAATGAATATATCAAACAAAATAGTGACAAATTATTACTTGATTTGTATGAATTTCAACTCCATGATGTTAATAATAGACCATATGGTTCAATATTGAATTATGAGGATTTGAAAAGTTTGTTTATTCAAAAGTTTAAGTCAAAAAGCAAAGATGCTGAGAACTATTTGAAGAAATTGGATGAAAGAATTAAGAGTGATTTTGTTATTGAAGAGGAAGAATCACAACTGGATGATATGCTTACAATGGATCATTATAAAGCAGAATCACAAAATTTAGATATATCCTTGTCAAAACATGATATAGAAGATGTTCTTGAGATTTCAGAAGATGAAAGTAATGATCAGAAGTTAAAGAGAGCCATAGAAAAGAGAGATGAGTATGGTTGGAAAACTGAAAATATAGAGAATATCATTCTATTTGTTAAAGAGTACTTACCAAACTTAAATGTGGATTCTAAGGAATATGATGAATTTATAGCACATGTTTGTAAATTTATTAGAGGCACTGAGGCCAAAATCATAAATGATGCCGGTTTTAAAGTTATACCTAATGTTCCTAAGTTAATAAATAAGATATTCATGAATGAAGAAGGTAAAGATCGAATGCTTATGTTGTATGATGAGTTCAATGAAGGATATTATTCTGGGCTTTTATATGAGCTTAAACAAGCGACTAAACTGTATATGTCTGTTATAATGGATAGAACAATGAAATTTAAACGAGTAATGACTCAATACCCTATAATGCAGTGGATGCGAAATAATTGGAAGGAAATTTCAACAATTATTGGAGTTTTGTTAAGTGGGTATAAATGTTTACAATGGTTTCTTAAAGAGGACACAAGTGCAAGACAAGTATTGGAACAAGAGATAATAGAAATACCTAATGATGATGTTGAGCCTAAGGTACATTTTGTAGCACAATATGATCATCGAGGAGCTCGAGAACCTAAACACACCTTGCAAAAAGGGAAAAACATTGATAATAGACCAAAAGGAGAGTTTAGGGCACAATTTGGCTTTGATGAGAACGCACATTGTATAATATTGAAGGTGTTAGGTCATAATGTTTTTGAATTGATGGACCCCAGAACAAAGAGAAGGATGGGTTCAGGTGTTTTTCTAAAAGAAAATTATTTCATGATGAACAATCATTTTAGAAACATGCTTCTGGCTTGGTTTAAAGATGAACCAGATTCAACTTCATTTGAAATAAGAAATGATACTTTGGAAGAAATATGGCAAGTTGATAAAAAAGATTTAGATCTACCAAAAGATCAATACATTCAAGAAATGGATGCAGTAATTATAAAGATAGAATGTGCTAATTTTAAACCAAAGAGAGATATTACAAAGTATTGGGTTACACATAAACAAATATCCAAATGTCAAAGATTCGATGTTAAATTGGTGAAATTGACAGGTAAAATTATGGATAGTGTTTTGACAACACCAAAAGCAATTGAGAATGTCGAAATTGGTTCAGATAGTGAGTATTTAGAGCCATTCGTTGTTCGAAGAGGTTATACTTATAGAGCGACTTCTGGTAAAGGTACTTGTGGTGCTATTTTATTCATTTATGATCCAACAGTTGGGCCAGGAAAAATTTTAGGTTTACATGCAGCTGGTACCACTAATGGACACTGTGTATCATCAAGTATTGTACTTGAGGACATATTGGAAGATCTAAAAAGTTTTGAAAAGGAATTCACAGCAGAAGGAGGCGTGAATGAGTTTCCCTTGGAAGGAGAATTTGTTTATTTACATAAGGCTAAGTATAAGAATATGGATATTCCAAAGACGCAGATTATTGCATCTAGGTGTCATTCTATGTGGGGCTCGGCAAAAACAAGACCTACTGATATAAGATGGTATAAAGATCCTACTGGTAAGTATATAAATATGAAATATAAGGCTTTGAATGGTTATGGTGTACCATTACCTTTACCGGATATGAATCTGGCGAAAGAAGTGGCGGCGGATTACTTCAATTACATTTTTAATAATTCTTCAGCTCCTGTTGTAGAGGAAAGGAAGATTATTGATTTTGAAAGTGCTGTAAAAGGATTTTCGAAGTGGTCTGGGTCTTTAAACAGGCAAAGTTCACCAGGATATCCATATACATTTGAGAAACCAGGAAATAAACCAGGTAAAACTTATTGGTTTGGTGATGCAATGGAATATGATTTATCATCTCCTCAATGTCAAATTTTAAAATTGAAGGTTTTGGAAATTTTAGCAAAAGCTAGAAATGGTGAGAGAATGGAACATGTCTACTGTGATATAGTGAAAGATGAACGAAGGACAATAGAGAAAATTGAGAAACAAGGCAAAATAAGAATGTTTTCTTCATGTCCGATGGATTATACTATAGCATTTAGAATGATGTTTGGAGGTTGTCTATCATGGTTAATGAGCAATTATATTTCAAATGGTATGTGTGTTGGTATAAATCCCTTTAGTCAAGATTGGGATGTTTTAGGTAGAGATTTGGATAGTTTCAGCCCCTACAAAGTGGCTGGTGATTTTCCTAGTTTTGATAAAACTATGAAAAGAGAGACAATGACACTCTTTTTAGATTTGGTCAATTTGTATTATTGTGATCAAACAGAGGAGGAAAAATTATGTAGAGAGACTCTTTGGCTAGATATTGTGAATTCAAAACATTTGGTAGATGAACACATCTATGAGTGGAGTAATAACTTGCCTAGTGGAGCGATGCCAACTATATTCGTTGGAAGCTTTATGTCTCAGTTTTATATTAGGTATTCATATGCAGTGTTGCACCCACAAGGTAAGCACTGGCATAGTACGTTTGAAGATAATGTAAAATTGATGGTTTATGGTGATGATAATATTATGGCAATAAGGAAAAATGTTATCAGTTGGTTTAATCAGAATACTATTCGAGATGGATTAGTTAATATCGGTGTAGGATATACACCGGAGGATAAAGATGAAGCAGATCCACCACCTTTTAGGTCCTTGAGTGAAATTACATTTCTCAAAAGATCTTTTAGGTATGAACCCATTTTAGGTAGAATGGTTGCACCATTGGATATTGATTCCATTTTAGAGATGGCTTACTGGACAAAGAGGGGTCCTCTTAGATTACAAATTGAAGAGGATAATATAGAGGAATGTTTGCAGCAATTGTCATTACATGATAATGTTACATTCGATTTCTGGGCGGAGAAAGTAGTGCGAGCTTCTCAAAAGTATTTGCATTATTCCCCAACTAACATTTTCAGGACCACACTGTTACAATTGTGCAGTGAGCGAATGGAAATTTGGTAGGGACAAGAGAAACCACCAAGTGTGATCTTCATGAAATATACAAAATCGTTGGTTAATAAAATTTCGTGATGCTGCTTTGGTGATGAGCCCTAGTTATTTAACTTTACTCCCAGGGTGGGCTGTTGCAAACCAACAAAATCCAGGGACCCAACGTACGGTGTTAAAGTTTAAGTCGACTTTAATACTTAAAAAACGACTTGCTGACAACAATAAGACAACAACCCCAAATTTAACTAATAACAATGAAGAGAGCTCAGCTTTCACACAAGTTCAAGAGACCATTGTTATTCATTCGGACAAAAAACCAGTGGATGATACGCATGCAGATCAATACATGCTGAGCTCACAATTGCTCTCCTCTGGTTCCGATGGACAAATACATGACCTAATATCTTTCTTGAAAAGACCTATTGTCGTTCAAACGGGAACGTGGACAACTTCGAATACGTTCAATGTAAACTTGGCAACCATTAATTTTCCTGATGACTATTTGAATATTCCAATAATTACTAATAAAGTGAAAGGCTTTTTAGGATTTAGAGGAACTTTGAAGGTTAGATTGCAGATTAATACCAATAGGTTTCAACAAGGGAGATTGGTCTTATCCTTTTTCCCACAAGCTGACTTAGCACCCGATAAGTATGCTAATTTGGCAAGATCCGCACTGTTTTATACTCAATTACCACACGTAGATTTCGATGCTTCAACTGACTCAGAAGTAATTTTGGAGGTACCTTTTGTCAATACTAATTTATATTTCAACTTGCGCTCTGGTTTAGGCCAAATGGGCACAGTTGGTTTATGGGTTTATTCACCATTGATAGCTGTTACTGGCGAGAACAATGCCGATTTTACTATATGGGCCTCTTTTGAGGATATCAAACTTGATTTCCCCACTATTCCCTCAGGATTCATTGCACAAGCTGGTTCTTTTGGAAAATCTCGTAGGAAAAAGACTGATCCAAGCACTGCTGAACAAAGCGGTGCTGGTGATGGACCAATATCTGCAGTTTTTACTAATTTAGCTAAGACTGCTGATGCGGTTGCGAGAATTCCATTATTATCATCTATTGCTGCCCCTGCTAGCTGGTTCTTTTCGGCTAGTGCTATTGCGGCAAGTGCATTTGGATTTTCTAATCCTCTCAATACAATGAAACAACAGGTAGTTGTACAAGCACCCATGTCTAGATCGATTAATTCAACAGGACAAGATATGTCACAAAACTTAGGTTTATTTGAAGACAATTCAATCGAGATCTTGCCAGGTTTTACTGGAACTGATCGAGATGAAATGGCTTTAAATCACATTCTATCCATACCAACGTTTTTCTTTCTTCAGACTTGGTCTGACACTGTTGCTGCTGGAGATACTTTGTTCAATATATCCCTAGCGCCTGCTGCTTTTGGTCTTACAGGAGCCAATTTTCAGTATGATACAAATCCTGCTCATGTAGTAGCTACTACATATAACTCCCCCCTCGCTTATGTGTCAAATTTATTTGCATATTATAGAGGATCCATCCGATTAACTTTCAAAATAGTCAAGACTGAGTTTCACTCTGGCAGATTATTAGTTGGTTTTTCACCTTCAGTTGATACTGATCCATCACATACAAATGGAGATATGGATTATATCCATCGTGAAATTATTGATATTCGAACATCTAATGAAGTCACAATGGTATTTCCATATGCATCCACTAGACCTTGGTTGAGAACTAATTTACCTTATGGACAAGTTTGGGTAAATGTGCTAAATGATTTGAGAGCACCTTCCACCGTCTCTAATACCTTGAATGTGTTGGTTGAAGTTTCTACTGCTTCCGACTTTGAGTTTGCTGTACCGACAGCACTCACAGCTTATCCAGTTTTATTTTCTTATGGAACCTCGCCCCCAACTATTATGGCTAAGGGTGTAGAAGAAATGGGTAAATTTATCGCTGAGGCTGGCGAAAATCTCGGTGAACAATCCGATGGGTTTACTCAACCTGTCGAGAATGATGCTTCAATAGGAACAGGCAAAATTATTTATGATGGTATGAAGTCTGCTGCTTATTGTATTGGTGAAAAGGTCATGTCTCTTAGACAACTTATGAAGAGAGCTTATCCGACAATTTTTGTTGGAGAGTGTACAGTAATTGACTTCTTTCCCCATCTCAATATGCTACCTTTAAATGCTGCTGCATTTATTGGAAATGGAATTCCTTGCCAACATACATATATTGAAGTGTTATTTGCATATTATAGAGGTAGTACCCGTTTACGACAATATAATTACGACCATACTAAGGGCACTCTTAGAACATTCACAGCTAATACGATTAACTCAGAGGCTACTGCTATTCAACAGAATGGTGCGTATGTTTCTGCAGCTTGTGGATACCCAGTCGTAATTGGTAATGCCAATATTTATCCCTTTTCTGAAGTTCAAGTTCCATATTATTCCCAAACACATTGTTCTTCAGTACAATACAACCCGACCCCCAGTGTTTCATACGGAGATTTCCCGCGAGGACGTGCTGTATTTTTATCTTCAGGTTCGCTAAATGGAACCATTATTACGAGACAGTATGGAGATGATTATTCAGCAGGTTTCTTTACCGGAACGCTCCCAGTTATTCCTTTAAATACGACAACATTTCCCTCGATTACCCGCGTTTAAGGAGCGGAGGTCAAAGCTAAAATTTTTCACAAATTTTTTCTCCCACAATGGAGTTTTTTTTT